CTTTAAGTTAGGTTTTATTATAATGATAAACCATAAAGGTTATTCATTAGTTAGCAATAAGACCAGTAGCGACACCACGTGGGTTGACAATGCCAACTCCGATGATTTCGTTAACAACCCAACCAAGCTTAAGCTGCTTGGGCTCGTCAGCGGGAAGTACCTCGATGTCCTGACGGACAGGCATTACACCAACGAACTCTGGATCAGCACAAGCAAAAGCACGACCTGAAGGAACAACCTTGGAAACGATGATATCGGCACCAAAGATGTGACCATAAAGACCGGTCTGAAGCAATTCACGCTGAGTGACTGGATCGACAGAAGAAGCACCGGTTGCACCAGCGGACTCCCAATCGAGGATGTCAGTGAATTCATTAATGTTGAGGAAGTACTTAGAAGTAACTAAGTCCCAACGATCAATCTGACGCTTCAAGTTAAGCATACCTGTCTTCTGCAACGTTCCGCCGTTACCAGGGCCAACACCAGTAGTAATTGGATCGAGAGTCTGCTCTGCATTCTCACCACCACCATTACTATCACCAGCAAACTCAAGAGCAGCGAAGACGTTAGCATCTTCCTGTGCCTGAATTTCCTGACGAGCCTTTTGCTGGGCACGATCAATAACGTTGAATCTACGACGCTTAACTTCAGCAATGCGGACAGTTGGGTTTGAAACAACTTCAAACTCAGGAATTGTCACACGATCACCAAAAACACGTGACTCTGGAGCAGAACCATCGCTTGAAATAACAACAGCTGCTACGTAGATATCACGGTCATAAACTGGCAATGCCCCCTGTAGAAGCGGATCGACAACGAGAGCCTTACGAGCAACTCCCTGATAATCGAGGTTTCTACGAATTGGGTTAGCCATAGCTTGACCAAGAGCAATTTTACCCTCTTGAGTCATTAAAGCACGCTTAATCATCTCATCTCTCTGACCATCATTAAGGCTAGGCGCGGTTGCCTGAGCACTGCTTGAAGGCTGAAGATCTTCAATAACGGAGGCATACTTTACTATTTGTGATAAAGCCTCTTGAACGTTGGAGGCATTAATTTCACCATGTGTATTAAATATATTTGACATTTTATCCTCCTATGCCTGTGAATTACCAAGGTAGTAAACTACCAGGTGTTCGTTATCGGCTGTAGCACCCACTGCTGCAGACGTTGTAGATACGAGAGATCTATCTCTTTGCATACCTACATTAATAGCAAGCTGACCTGACGAATCTGCGACAGTAGTAAGCTTCCCAACGTCGCCTGTTGTACCATCATTGTCATCAGAATAAAGCGCTGTATTGACAGCTGTAGCTACACTTGGCGCAGAAGTATCACTGAATGCACCAGAAGTTACACCATAAAGTCCGCTCATGTGCCAAACAGTTACCTTGCCAGATGCAAAGCTCGTTCTTGGTCCAAGAGTTACAACGCCTCGGGTACTCTGTGTACCAAGGCCAGTACCGCCACCGGCTGTTCCGCCAATTGCTGTACCAAACAAGGTACCGTAATCATCGCTACCTTCATCGGCTAGTCCGCCCAAATTCCCAACGGTTCGTTGAGCCAGTGCAAACTGAACAGAATCATTAGTGTTCTGAACAAGACCAGATCCGCCAGCAGTACCTACATCGGCTGCATAACCCTCGCTAACTTCTGAAGTTGCAAGTGTTACCAACTCGACATATTCACCGCCTGACATGCTGGAGTTATCATCCTCTAAGTCAAACTGTCCTAAGGGTCTAAGGCCGGGATTTAATAAAATAAGAGCCATTTTTTTTTTCTCCTTAATAAATTATATTCAAACAAACTCACCATGAATTTGTTATCAAGTAGTTTTTTAACTTAATTAAAAAGTCAACAACCTAAACTATTTACTTGTTTTATTTAGAGCTCCGCGTAACCACGCGTAATTTGCTCTAAAGTTACCAGTCGGTGTGCTTAAAGCCACACCATGCGTCTGACGCTTTTGCTCAAGTCCATTCTCTACCAATCCGCCTCGTCCAATCGAATCTAATACAACTATTGCTTTTGGATGTGCTTCATGAATCAAATCAACTCCGCTCCCTTCGGAAACGTCATACAACTTATCGTAATCAGCCTTTGGTTTTTTTCGCCTCTTGTTATACAGTCTACCCAGCCCTGCATAATAAGACTTTAACTCCTCATCGCTATTATTTAGATCATTTACTGCATCTTTATAATAAGATTTGGAAAACTTATCTGCTTT